GGCCGGGTCATGCTGTTCCGGTAACTCTTGGGAAGCCCGCAGCGAGTCACCGGCGGCCTCTAGGGGTTCTCGGGCGTCCACCGACCGGCCAGCCCCTAGCGCTGCTCCCCGACTCTCTCTGGCGCTCTCTGGTGGTGTGGGCGTCACCGGCGGGACAGGATGTTCCCAGGACGCATCTGGTTGACCAGCTCCTGCTGGACCAAGGCGCGCATGGCGCGCTCGGTCTCGGCCGAGATTTGCTTCGCGAGGTCGGCGTTCGCCTCGGGGGTGCCGCCGGTCGCGTTCACGGTCACGGGGCTGTTGATGGTGATGCTCGGCGTCCTCGCAGCGGCCTTGGCTGCGCTGCTGACCGCCTTCTTTGCCTTCCCGGTGTCACCCACCAGGCCGCCCCCGCTGTAGCCCTTCAGGGCGCTCTGGTGCAGCGCCTCCAGGTTCTCGACCCCCAGGCGCTCGACGGCCTGCTTGCTCAAGACATACTCGCCACGGTGGACAATGCCTGCCGGTTCGAGCTTGCCGCCGTCGCCGGTGTAGCCGCCGGTCGCGAAGCCGAAGGCGCCGGTCCCGCGCAGGGCCTGGGACAGGCTGTCGCCGCCCAAGACGCCGCCGGTGAACATGCTGAAGCCCATGCCCAGCAGGCCGGTCAGCCAGTTGCCGCCCGCACCGCCAAACTGCCCCATGATGGCGTCTTTGATGCCGGCCTTCAGAATGTCCTGGGCGATACCCTTGAAGACGTCCGCCAGCCCCTCGCGCAGGCTCTGCCCGCCGGACAGGGCACCAGCCATTGCGCCCGCGATGCCGTCGATGGCGTTGTCGAAGCGGTCCTGCGCGATCTCGGCGCGCTCCAGCTCGCCGGTCAACTTGCCCACCTGGGCGGCCTGGGCCTCGATCTTCGCGTTCAGCTCGGCGTTAACCGGGATGCCGCGCTTCTTGGCCTCGTCCAGCAGCGCCCACTTGGCCTGCATGGTCGCGACCTGCTCGTTCGTCAGGCCGATCAACTGAAGCTGGCGCTCCAAGTCGGTGATGCTCTGATGGGCGCTCTTGAAGAGGTCCGGCTCGGCGCGCTTGGATTTACCGCCCCCTTTGCCGCCCTTGGTCCGCGTTTTACCGCCCCCGCCAGCGCTGCCGGTGCCTTCCGGCTCGACGGTCTCGCGTTCGGACGGGCGGGCCGCGTCATCCTCGGCGCCCTCGCGGTTCCGGCGGTCCAGGTGCCCCTGGTAGGCGCCTTCGACGTAGTCGGTGAAGCCCTCGGCCAGGTCGTTGACCGCAGCCTCGCCACGGGCGCGGCCTTCCTCGTAGGCGTCGGCGATCGACCGGGTGCTGTGGTTGGTCGCCAGGCCCGACACGCGGCCCAGGGTCACGGTGCCGACGCCGGCGGCAAGGTTGGTGCCCTCGGTGCCGGGGATTTTCGCGGTCACGCTGTCTACCGCCTGGGCGACGGTGCGGACGCCGTCGAGGACGCGATTCACCATGCTCTCGACGCCGCCGATCACGGCGTTGATGGCCGCCTGCATCGCGCCGCTGATGCTATCGGGGATCTTCAGAAACGCCTCGCGGGTCGCCTCGGCTGCGCCCTCGATGGCGCCGTTCAAGGTCGCGACGGCGCCGACGATCTCGGCCAGGGCCTCGGTGACGGTGACGCCGGTGCCGACTGCCTGCTCCTCGAACTCGGGGAAGCCCAGGCCCTCGCGGATCATGTCGGCGAGCTGCGACAGCTTCGCCCCCGCGTCCTCGGCGAGTTGCATGGCGGTGTCGAAGCCAGCCATGAGGGACCGCCCGAACTGCTCGGCGGCGTCGGCATTGTCGTTGAGGTAGATGGCAAGGTCGTTGATGGCCGTCGCCAGGCGCTGCGACAGGCCGGTCCCTTCGTCCAGGCGCCCGAAGAAGGTGGTCATCGCCGTGGTCAGGTTGTTCGCGGCGCGACCGGCGGTCAGGTCCATCTTGCCGAAGCTGGCGTCGGCCTGGGCTGCCATGTCGTCCAGGGCTTTCAGGATGATGTCGCTGGTCAGCTTCCCATCAGCGCCGAAGTCCTTGAGCTGGGCGCGGGTGGTGCCGGCTGCCCGCGCGATGGCGTCCAGCAGCTCGACCGGCGCGGCCTCGCGCAGGCTGCGCAGCTCGTCGCCCTGAAGGACGCCGGACGACAGCGCCTGCCCGAGCTGGGTGACGACGCTGGACGTCTCCTCGGCGCTGGCGCCACCCACGGCCAGCAGCTTCGTCAGGGTCTCGACGCGGCGGATGGTCTCGTCATAGCCGCCTTCGCTGGCCTTCTGGATGCGGGCAACGGCGCCCGCCATGTCCGAAAGCCCGGCACCGCTGCGCATCGCGGCGCCTGCCAGCTTCTCGGCGGCTTCGTCGGTGGTCTCGCCGATGCCGCGCAGGGTGTTCTCGATCTCGCGGTAATCGTTGGCCAAGCCGTTCAGCTTCGACGCGAGCTGCTGGATGCTGGCAACGCCCGCAATGGCAATAGCGGGGCCGGCGAGTTTCTTGAACGCGGTGCCGATGTTGTTGCCCACGTTCTGGTAGGCGGCTTCGATCTTTTTGGCGCTCGATCGGGCGCGCGCTTCCATTTCGGCAGCGGCCTTTCGTTGCTTGTCATTCGCGCGCTTCAGAGATTGTTCGAGTTTAGTGATGCGACCTTCGATGTCGATTACCAATCCGGGCATTGCGTTTTCACTCATAACCGAGACCTTTTTAAATCATCATCAGACCAGGAACGTCGTCATCTTCATAACGCGATCTGGTGTTTTCTGCCATTACGGCGCGACTTACAGCCATTGCGGACGCGACGGCGCCGTCAATTCGTGCGGTATCTCGGGTTTTGTGCATCCGAGTTAGGCCGGTGACGGGGTGCCGACTTGCAGCGACGTTGTCGAAGTGATGGCGAAGGACGGGGTTTCCATCGTGCCGGATCAGGCGTCCATTAACCACGCGCTCCAGGTCGCCGGCGGCAACGCCCATTGTCAAAGGCGCCTGCCGGAACTCGATCACGGGCAGCCCATCGTCGTGCAGCTCCTGCATCATTCGCCGCGCGAGATGCGGGTCGAAGGCGATCTGCTGGACGTCATAGGTCGCGCAAAGCTCGCGAATGTGGTCCTCGACGGCGGCATGGTCGATGATCGCGCCGGGGCAGACGGTCAGCCAGCGCCCATCCGCTTCGTGCAGGGCGTAGTCGATGCCCTCGCGGTCGCTGCGCTCCTTCAGGCCCTCGCCAGGCACAAACAGGCGCGACCGCAAGGTGATCTGCCCGTCAGGGTGCCGGAAGGCGATGGACACGGCGGACAGGTCGCCGCTCACCGACAGGTCAACGCCGATGTAGGCGGGCAGCCCTTCGAGGTCGGCCTCGTCGTCGTCCAGGTGGCGGGCGTCCCAGGTGTCGAGGTCGAAGAGCGGGTCGCGGCTGTTGGCCTGCCAGATATTCAAGTTGAACTGCTTGAAGCTCGCCAGCTCGGCGGGGTTGTCCTCGGCCTCCTTCGCCAGCGCCCGCAGACCGGACAGGGACGGGAAGCCATGAGCGAGGCCGGGGTTCGCCTTGAACCAGGTCGCTTCGTCGCGCCAATCGTCTTCCGGCTCGGCTTGGAACAGGACGGGCAGGAACTCGGGGTTGATGATCTCGCCCGATGCCACGCGGCGGGCGTAGTCGTAGAGCTGCGCGGCAAGCCCATCAGCGCCCCGGCCTGCCGTGGTGCAGATGACCATGAGGCTGTCGTCGACCTTGGCCTGCCCGCTCTTAATGGCCTCCCAAAGGTCGCGGCCCTTCCAGGCATGGACCTCGTCAACCAGGGTGAAGGACGGCGTCAGCCCGTGGGCCGCGCCCCCATCGGACGCCAGGGCGGTCAGGGTCGAGCCGTTGCGGTTGAAGGTGATCTGCTTCTTCGAGTTGAAGGCATCCCTGATCTTGACCGCGCCCAGCAGGCGCTTGTCCTCGCGGATGATGTTTGCGGCCTCGCGGAAGCCGATGGACGCCTGCTCGCGGTCGCAGGCGGCGAAGACGATCTGCCCGGCGGGCCGCGTCTCGGGGCCGAAGAGGTGCAGCAGCGACAGGCCGGCGGCGATGCTCGTCTTCCGCCCGCCACGGGGCAGCATGAGGAAGACGGTCTTCACCACGCGCGACCCATCCGGGTGCCTGGGCGAGTAGATGGCGCGAACAAGGCGCTCCTGCCACGGGAAGAGGTGAAAGGCGCGCGGAAACGCCAGGGTGCCGGGAGGGGCGTTGGTGTTGGCGGCGTTGGGATGGCGCAGCCGGCGCAGGAACGCGACGGCGCGCTCGCCGGCGCCCGTGGGGTCCGGGATCGGGTCAGTCGAGGTGATCCAGGTCGGGAACGTGCTACCGGTCATGGTCAGACGCTCAGCGGATTATCGGCGTCGTCGTCCTCGGACGCGACGGCACCGATGCGGGACCGGCTGACAGGCGACAGCCCCAGCTCGGCGCCGAGCTGGCGCGCGAGGGTGCTAAAGCGGATTTGCAGCCCGCCCATCTTCAGGTCGGGCAACGGCATGGCGGCCATTGCCTCGGCGATCTGCCGGGCCGATCCGGCTGCGGCGCAGTAGGCTTCCACCGCGCCCAGGTCGGCCTTCGTCAGGACGCCACGCTTCACCAGCTCCGGGACCGCGCGCCGCCATTCTGCTTTCGCCCAGGTGGACAGCCAGGCAGGCGCCGGCGGCGCCTTCACCAGGGCGTCGGGATCGGCGGGCAGGCTGGACGGCTTGCGGCCTCGGGTCAGCGCAGTCATGCCGCCACCGCCCGCAGCTCCAGACCCCTCCTCCGCCCGATCTCGGCGATGGCCTTGATGTTCCAGGTCTTGCCGCCGCTCACTATGTGGTCGGCGGTGGTCACGCCGGGAAGCCAGCGGATCAGGAAAACCGCGTTCCCCTCGGCACCCTCGCCGAAGCCGGACAAATATTCGCTGATGGACGCCTGCCGCAGCTCGGCACGGCTGCGGGCGTAGGTGGTCCAGGTTGTGCGAACGTGCCCGCTCGGGGTGACGGTCTCGGTCTCGCGCTGAAGCTCGACCAGGTGCTGAAGTTTACCGGCGCGCATCAGTCAACCCTCCAGCGGACAACGGCGGTCAAGTTGACCGCCCCGTGCAGGGCCTTGCGGGCCGGGTCCGCGACCCATGCCAGGGACGGGCGGTCACAGGCGTCGAAGGCGATCGCCGAGGCCCTGGGCGCGTCCAGGAGGGCGCGCAGGATGGCGACCTCGAACTGCTGGGCGATCTGGGCGTCATGGCAGCCGGATCAAACGATCAGCATGGCGATGAGTTGCGCACCGGTATCCACGCGAGCTGCACGGTCG